GATATGAATAATAAATTTTATAATTCAAATAATAAAAGCTGGTCTTTTGTGGGCGGAACCAAGTTTCTACAAGGTTGGGATCGTCTTTACCGACGTCTCAATAAACATCCCAACGCGTTTGAACTTGATGAGTCAGAATATGATTCATCTTTATTTGCACGCGCAATGTTTGGCCAAGTAGATATACGTTGGGAGTTTCTGAAAGATGAATTTAAAACACCAGAAAATTATAAGCGTTTGTGTAGTATATATGAAAGTATAGTACACTCGTATGTGGTTTTAGAAAATGGTGAATTGGTTCAGAAACATACCGGTAACCCAAGCGGTAGTAGTAATACAATTGTGGACAACACCATAATTTTGTACCGCCTGTTTGCTTATGCATGGATTTTAATATTAGACCATAAACCGAGCTATGTAGAGTTCAGTGAAGAAGTTGAAGCTGCCTTAAATGGCGATGATAATACATTTACTGTCTCCGACAAGTTCGTTGGTACTTTTAATCCAATTAACATAGCAAGAATATGGACTAATATAGGAATTACAACTAATACACCTTGTAATAAACCAAGATCCTTAGCGGATGTTAGGTTTTTGTCACAAGGTTTTGTATTCCATAGTAAGTTAGGTCTGTGGTTGCCGAATCCAGAGACGCAACGGGTTTTGAGCTCGTTGTGTTTTGGTTCCGACGTGGACGATGTTCGGTGGCATTTGCTTCGAGCATGTGCTTTACGATTAGATTCGTATGGTAATGAAGAGTGTCGTCGTGTATTGAAGGGTTATATTGAATTTATTTTTGATAAGTACGCTGATCAATTGCACGGTGTTGTTAAAAACATTCCTATGAAACAAGTCTGTGACTTGTGGAAGAGCGACGCATATATTGAAGCACTATATAGTGGATATGAAGGTAGTTCATCGTTAGATGACTACTGGAGGGAAATTAAGTTGATATGCAGTTTAACGTTATAAGTACAATGCACTGCATAAAAATAATTACCGCATCTATATATTTTAAGATATAGCTTACTTCATGCCTAAGAAACAAAAGAAGTCCAAAAAACAGGTTTTAGTTACCTTAAAAACTAAAAAGAGGAAAAATGTGAAGAAACAAGGGCGTGTGTCCAAAGAGTCGTTTCCTGGCCAAGTTGGGCGTGCGTTAGGGGGTTTAATTTCCCCAGCTATGTCCAATGTTGGTAGTACAGTTGGTAACTATGCAGCAAAAATTTTTGGGATGGGATCTTATTCTATCCGTGAAAATTCTTTGTTGCCTGGTTCTACTGGTCCGCCTGTTTTTAACGGGGATGGATCTATTACTATTTCCCATAGGGAATATATAAAGGATCTATATGGGTCTTCGTCATTTAAGAGTGATGTTTATCGTATTAACCCAACAAATTCTAATTTGTTTCCATGGCTATCAAATATAGCCGGTCAATTTGAAAAGTATAAGTTTGAGGGGTTAGTTATGGAGTTTAAATCAACTTCAGCCGACGCGCTCAACAGTACTAATACAGCATTGGGTACTGTGGTCCTTGTGACCGAGTATGATATTTCTAAAGCACCATTTGTAGATAAACGGGAGATGGAAATGTATGAATATTCGAATTCTACAAAACCTAGTGAATCCGTTTTACATTATGTAGAATGTGCTCCTGAATTATCAATTATTCCTACTAAGTTTACCTGGGCTAATGGAGAATCAGGTAATCCTTCTGGTACGGACCCTCATCTGTATGATGTTGGGTCTTTTCAGGTTGGTACGGTAGGAATGCAGGCAACTGCTAATATTGGTGAGTTGTGGGTTTCTTATAAAATTAGGTTGATAACACCGCGTGTTGCTCCAGCTCAAGACACTGGTAATTTGGCTTATGCCCATTTGACTAGTTTGGCAACATCGTCTACAGGTTGGTCGCTTTCTCGTCCTTACGGGACTGCAGACTGGTCTTATTTTGATGGTACTATGAGTGGTGCCAATCCTCCTACAGTTTATTCTTCTATTTCTCGAAAACACTGGTCAATTGGTTTTCAACCAGTTTCATCAGCTAATGATTTATTGTATTTTTCTAATTATAGTACCGCTAAACGTAAATGTTTGGTAATGGTTGCTACGACTGTAAATACTCCATTGGCTGGAGGTGGCACACCATATTCAGTTTCGAGCTCGAGTGGTGTCTCATTTGATGGTTGTTTTCCTTTGGCCACTGGAGCAGCGCCTTCTGGCGCTGCTACTTTTTT